ATCACCTGTGGGACCTTGAATACCTTGAGTACCTTTAGGACCCTGTGTTCCCGACAGACCAGAAGGACCTTGATCACCTGTAGGACCTTGAATGCCCTGAGTACCCACTGGACCTTGGGTTCCTACTGGTCCTTGAGTTCCTCTGGGACCTTGAATACCTTGGGTACCTTTAGGACCCTGAGTACCAGATAATCCAGAAGGCCCTTGATCACCCGTAGGACCTTGAATACCTTGGGTACCTACTGGACCTTGGGTTCCTATGGGACCTTGTAACCCTGTAGGACCTTGAATACCTTGAGTACCTACTGGACCTTGGGTTCCTATGGGACCTTGTAACCCTGTAGGACCTTGAATACCTTGGGAGCCCCGTAGTCCTTGAGTACCTGTAAGTCCTCTAGGACCAGTCGGGCCCATAGGACCAGTTCCTCCTGTAGATCCAGCGACACCGATAATAGTAGGTTCACTCCAAGTATCTGTGACAGAGTCTCCATTATTTGGATTTCCAACTATACTGCGTCTACATTCCCACAATATAGGAAAGGCGGAACTCAGACTTTCTCCATTTGTTGTCCATACAACACTGTCTACACCACCATTCGGTGATGGATAACCATAAGTCCATGAGTCACTAGGAAGTTGTGATGATAAGAAGTCTGATGCTTCCGATATAGTATTTACAGTTCTAGTGTAAATAGATTCATATCCAGAAGCATCATTTATGTCTGTAAAGGTTATAGACTGTGAGGCTCTTATACTTGCCATTTTACTTCCTACTAATTAACTTACTTATTAAGGTGTAGTTACGGTAACATTACAACGAATACTGATTGGCGCGCCAGTATCCGGAATATCAGAAGGACCAACGATTACTTGATTAGTATTAATTTCACTTGCACTAGTACTTCCGTTAGCTGAACGTCTTACAGGACTTCCGCCTGAACCCAGAGGAGCTCCTGAAGCATCTGTCTGAACTTCTAGATTTGAATTTCCTACATAGACTTGTTCTCCAGTTATCCATTCCCAATCATGTTTGACTAAAACTCCACCAACACTATCACTGATCTGCGCACCATCATTTGCATCATAAACTTTTGCTGTCAATGTTACTGGATTACCTGAGTTATTTCGGAATACTACTGGATTATCTGCTTCTATTTCAACATATACTGCGGCACGACCAGAACGAACTTTACTAAATGTTACAGCATCCTTACCCTGTTCACCACTTACACGAACTGTTAATGTCGCATTAGAGTCTCCAATATTTTCTGGTTTAATCTCCAATCTAGCACCAGATACGGCAGTGGTGGGTAAAGATCCTGTAGAGAATGAACCAGTGTAGTCTGTATCGTATCCACCAATACCACCAGCACCATTTGAAGTTGCAGTTTGTGTTGACCATGCTCCACCGTCTAACGCTGTCTCATAGGTGAGAGCGCCTGGACTACCGGCAATATCAAATAGAATAGTACTATTATTCTGACTTCCCAGTAAAACACCATCCGCATCCGCAGAGAAGATTTGACTAGAAGGTACAAGACTGATAATTGTACCACCAGCACCATCCTGAATACGGTTGACTGAAAGTGCTAAATCAAAAGATCCAGTAGTTCCATTGTTATTATATGTAACTGGTATTAGGATAGTAGCTGAAGATGGAGTACCAATAGCATCAGCGTATATAACACCAGCGCCTTTGAGTACTCCACTACCTATATCAGTTCCGTTGGCTTGTGATACAAGGAATTCCCAACCACTTACCGTGTTAATAGAACCAATACTAAATTGTCCTTCTGAAGGAGATGCACTTGTTGTGAATATCTGCTCAGTACCACCAATAAATACTTTTACAGAACATGAAAAATCTCGTCTTGTCTCATTTGATACTACACCCACATCATTAGCTGCAAAGGTATGATTCTCATTTGTCAAGAACGCAGTTACGGAACTTTGACCATCGGCTAAGTCCGTGAAAGTTATGGCGGCCGTTGCCGTTCTAATTGCCATTATTAATCCTCTTGTTTATCGTTAATTGTTAATTGCAAAGGTAGGGTACCTGAATTGGGAACCGCCTGAGCTTCTATGAATATAGATTTTAATTCTCCGTTAGGAAAATTGTCCGTGACCCCAGAGTTGGTGGCAGGAACGCCATACCCTATGGGACATGTACCATCAGACCCTACTGTGACAATATTACCGTCAATGTGAGAGACATATCGCGTTGTTTCATGGACACAGACAGGTACTCCATCATTAGTCCATTCATAATCAAATTCCTTATAGTCATTCGACGATATTTCTGTACCGTCAGATGTTATAAATGCTTTTATTTCTGTTTGACCTGTATCATTACGAAAGATGACTCCATTAGTGGCCAATATATCAACTTCTAGATTAGGTAACCCACGGTCATAAGCTAATACTGGATCTGACCAATCAGATACTTCTATGATCTTAGTTATATCATTAGAAGTGGCCACAACTCGTATTAAGAAAACATATCTTCCTGTAGTGGGAAGATCAAAACTCCAACCATTAAAATCTGTACTTATCGTATTAGTTACAAATAAAGATCCAGTTTCAAAGTTATATGTTGTAGAAACATTAATATCTTGATCACTAGGAAGATCGGATTGATCATAACTTTTATACAATAGTATATTAGCACTTCCTCCGTCAGGATCTATATTCGACAATTGAGAAGTTATTTCGTCTTCTACAAGTTGTTGAAGTTCTCCGGTAGTTAGACCTCCACCACCACTTCCACCACCTCCGGTAAGTGTGATAAGGTTATATAGTTCCGCAAAGTTGTCATTAATTTTCTGACTCGCATTACGAAGAGTATCGCCTTGTCCATCATTCGCGGCACCACCAGTATTAAGAATTTGTCTAGACATTAGAGTCCTCGTAAGTAGTCTCTGTATTTATAAATTTACAAATAGTCATCGTCATCTAAGGTCTGATATTCGGAGGATAGTGATAATGTTCCATTGTCTAAAGTCCTCGGTGTAACTCCAGCCCAATCTCCAATGGTTCCTTTAATAAAGGCAGGATTGCCGTCAGAATCTAAAGTATGATTACCGTCAGAATCTATTATCGCTGTGGAAAATAAATCTTCAATTTGTTGTAATGTTATATCTTTATATCTTTCTAATGTCTCTAGAGAACTAATCACTATTCCTTCAGCGTTAGCTCTTTGATCACTATCTCTGGCATCCACAGAATCCGTTTCTTCCATAGTTAGTAGAGAATATAAAGGAGAGAATGATGACCTGACCATACTTCCTTGAACAACAACCGCGTAGTTTGGAGTCTCTAATGGATCGGTTCCCATACCAGCAAAAAAACCCATAGAAGCAACTTCTTGAACTTCTACTTCTGATGATAAATGCCATCCGGCTGGGTGTACCATCTTCTTATAAAAATCTTCATACTCGCTAACAGCTATTCCAGTTTTTAAAAGAATAGAAAATATTTGATATTTCTTGTCATCTTGAATATACTTTAAAGCTTGAGGTCCTATTAAAGAACCGCCAGGCTTATCATTTAAAATAAATATATCTTCTTTTGGATATGATACATCCACATCTTCATTAAAAAATGCTTTGAAGAATTGTTCTACCGATAATTGAGTTCCCTTATTCCTATAGAAATTAGATAGGAGTCTAGTCATCAATCTAGGATTCTGATAGAAAGAGGATGATTCTAATCCTTCACTTATCTCACCTATCAACAAATCGAGAGTACTTAATTCAGCATTAGATATGTTTCTTATACCAAACAAACTATGGATTTGATCATCATATGAAACACTTCCGTCTTCTCCGGTATACTCATAGTACTTCTCTAGGAAGGTAATAAGTCTGGGATACTCTGTCCGAAAGAACTCAGGCAATACCTGAGTGACCTGACTTCTATGGAAGTTAGGGTCAGACCTATACTGACTGTTAATCAAGTTTAACATTATAAACTAATCCTAGACGACCCAATATCAATATAACCTATGGTGGAAGAGAAATCCTCATCTAAAGTAATTATATAATTTCTTAATGGACTGATAGTACTTTGATTTGCTGGAGTTGCGGATATTTTTATTCCTGTTCCCACATAACCCGACTTGTCAACTAGTAAAGAATTCAACTTAACTGTAGCTGTATTGGGTTCATAGTAACCTACGTTAGGAGACTTGACAATACCATTTAGATCTAGTAGTTGTAATTTGGTACTGCCCAGTTCATTTTTTATAGTAACATCTATTCCATTAGACTTAAATACAGATGATGTAACTATGTGGTCATCCTTATCTGGAGTAGCCAACAACACTGGGAAACTGATAGTATGATCTTGTTCTACATAGGTTAGTATTGGCAACTGAGTAACGCCAGGTACAGCATTGAATTCGTTCTTTGCAGTTTCGATTTCAGTGATAATAGAATCCATATCAATTCTTTGTTGTATGCGCACAGACATCTTAGAGTTAATGATTGCGGTAGACAACTGATCTATTTGAGTTAACAAATTACTTCTACGGAATACTTTATCAAAAGAAGTCAAGTTATCCTCAAAGTATTGTTCTATGAAATCATCAATAGTATTTTGTAAGGATACCGCAGGCAAAGATGTTTTTACTGGGTCAATGTTAAATACTGTTTGTAATTCTAAGAAAGTTTCCCTAGGTTCAACAAACTCTGTGTTAATAGACATAATCGAAAGGTTGGAAGTTAACTGACTATGAATTTGATTCTTAACGTCAGTTTTTGTAACTTCAGATACTCCAGTTAAAAAGTTCAATGCGACAAATACCTTTCCGTATTCGGGAGGAACATTATCATTACCACCCCAAGCAGTTACATCCTTTACGTACCCACTATAGTTACGTGAGATCAGTGCAGTATAATCATTCGCAGTAACAAGTCTATTCTGTGCACTGTAGGTCCTAGGAGCATTTAATTTGATTGACTCTATAGATTCTTTTCCGTCTCCACCAGCTGAGGCGGATACCATAACAGGATTCAAAACAATGCCAGTATCTACTACATACGCAGTTGAGAAACTCTGTGCTCCGTTTGCCTCTGCACCTGACGTAGAGATATAAGTAACCTCTATTCTATTATCTGCAGCGGGTCCAGTACCTAAAACATTTCCATCACTAAAGAATAATTCATAGTAACCATTAGACGCTTCTCGAACGATGTACACTCTAGAGTTGTCCGTAATAGAAGACACGGTATTTATTTCGCTGTACTCTTGGAAGGTACCTGACAGATAGTTATCATATACACGAACTTCCATAGTCGAAGTATCTATAGAGGTGTCTGGTATTACATATACAGAATCATCATTAACGCTACCCACAATGAATGACTTAGTCTTTGTGCGACCCTCTTTAAGTTGCAACTCAGTAGAACCCCCTATAGTCTGAAATACATAGTCATCATTAACATCTTTAGTTGCAGAAAATTCTTCAGTAGAAAAGAAAGAATATAAATTCTCATCTACGGTTCCGGTGAACTCTGTGTTTTTAGGAATAGTTAGAGTTGACGGCCCGGTCGTACTTGTAAGGGATATAGACACCGCACCTGTAGCCGCAGTCTTGGACCTAGGAGAATAACCCAATGTCTCTGCATGGGATACCGCAGAAGAACGCAACTGCGAAGAACTCAGAAAGGATTCATTGACTGCCATATTAGCAATCAGTCCATTGATATGAGTGTTATGCGCTAACACATCCAATAAGTTAGACAGACCACTCGCACCGAAGTCATAATCTTGAAACTCGGATTGTTGTTTTAAATAAGTCTGTAGTTGAGATTTAATCTGAAAGAAATCCAACTCGGAGTTCTGTATAGCCATTTATCTATTCCTTGCAATATTAACATTCAATGTAACAACTCTTTGTACACTCACCACCGCGAAAGTTATTGTTACATCAATCGAATTATAGTCGGGTCTTAATACACTCTTAATAGTTCTTATTGTTGCTCTAGGTTCATATGCATTTATAGCATAACGAATATTATCTTCAATGTCCGAAGACACTGGTTCTGTAGAAAGAGAGAACAATAGATCCTGTAGGTTACCACCCATCAAAGGTCTGTATGGAATCTCACCGTGATTAGTCATCAATAGATTCTTTACAGACTGAAACACCGCAGCTGCATCTGTCTTCTTATACAGATCACCAGATGGCTTAGGTTCGAATGAACAGTCTACATCTGAGTATGTACGAGAGATAGATGTGGTAATCGGTCTCTTAGATAGGTTACCATCTTGTATTGAAAATATTTTTGCCATAGGGTTAAATTCCTCTAGTACTATTTATACAGATATAGTGACGATTTATTTTTTAATTTATTTGTAAAAAACGCTTGACAATTGATATAAAGTGTTGTATAATACTTGTATTGAGAATGAGAAGAGAGATTGAGAATAATGGAAGATTTAAAAAGAGTAATAGAGGATTACATCCGAGAAGCTGTAGAACTGCCTGAGAACCGGAAACTTTCGGGCGATATCAATTGGAATCTAGTTGATGCAGATGTGTACAAGCGTCTAAACCCAGTTAGAAACACCGTATCTCTATTCTACAAGTTGTTCGATGAGATCGCAACTGAGATAGAATACAATGACCAAATAACTAGGGACTACAAGAATCATGAGTAAAAAAATAAATGATGTAAAGGCTTGACAAAGGTTGTATACTATAGTATAATGGTTACATAAATTGATAAAGAGAGAGAGAGAAGTTATGATAAAGTATGTTATTAGAGAAGTGAAGAATGATGCTCTTGCAAACAATATCCAGTTTGACTCTATGATTGAAGCAATGAACTACAGAACTGAGAACGATATTGCGTCCGAGTCTTGGGTCGATGAAGTAAAGATTAGAGTAGACGGAAAGTTTAAATCTACTGGTAAGATAGATAAAATTGTTTTTTTCATAGGATGAGGAAATTTTAGTATGAAAACTAACTATATTGCAATGCGTTCTAATCCCGAACTAGTTCACTTCAGAAACTATGTTCTATCATTCTATGCCTATGATGGTCTATACCCTATAGAGGGTCTGTCTGTCGATGCTGTAGAACGTGCTATAATGGAGTATCTAGAGATATGTTCTAGTACCACTCGCCATGAAACTTGGGGTCAGGGTGATTCACTTGACCGTGAACGTGTTCGTGATCTTATTATTGATACAACTTCCAGTAAACTTAAAGTTAGAGAGGCCGCATAATGAAACCAATTATTTATATATCTGATCCAAGTAACTCGTACCTAAAGATTGATGTACGCACTGTAGAGAACCTAGGATTCATTAACAAGATCTCTGAACACTCATTCTTCAACAATAAGTATGTGTGGTTAGAGTGTGATAATGATTCACAATTATACTTTGATGCTTTGGACGAACGCGGTCTGGCGGAACCTACTATCTATATGGAGACTCTTGATAAACAAGCTCCATTCAGATTATACCCACGGTTCTCTGCGAAGGTTGCGGCATAAAAAATTTTTAAAAACGCTTGACAATTGTTGCCTGATGTATTATAATGGTTACATAAATTGATAAAGAGAGAAAAAAATATGATCCCTAGAGTGTTAGAAGATATCTGTAATAAGCTGCGACAAGAGAAGATCGCAATCAGCGAAAGTGTTGAAGGTGAAGGACGTGGTGGAAGTCTAAAAGATGAAGGAACCATCATTCGTCTTTTGGAAAGCGATCCCAAATTAGGTGAGTATGTTCTTTCCGAAGATGCTCGTAGGTTCGGTGACATGACCGTATTAGATTACGACAATAAAAATAAGTATGTTGTCAATATCAAAACATCAATTGGCAGTAGTGATAACGCAACTAGCAAGATCGGATTTTTATATGCTCTTACAGATATAGAACCCGAAGAAATGCCCAAAAGTATGAACTGGTCAAAGTTTATGGACTTGTTGGAAGAACGTAAATCTAATATCCCAACCAAAGATTATTGGTTCCTATGTGTCGATAAAAAAGATTCTAGTAATGTAATGATTAGAGGTGCAAAGCAAATCAATTGTTGGACAGAAAATGCAAACCCATCTAATATGCTTCAGATCAACTGGCAGAAAGAGAAAATATTACCACCCATTGATCGAACATATGATGAAGCATATGATGTTCTTGTTGGTGGTATAAAACGATGTATACAAAAATTTACTAATAATTTGCCTGAAGAGTTACGACCTAATGTTATATAATAATTCCTGTTTCGAAATATTCCCCCAACTTGAGGACAACTCTGTTGATATGGTTTGTGTTGATCCTCCATATGGAACCACATCTATTTCTTGGGATAAGATCCTTGATTTTAATTTGATGTGGGAAGAGTTAAATCGTATAGTAAAACCGAAGGGAAACATTTTGATCTTCGGATCTCAACCGTTTTCGGCGTTAGTGATAACATCAAATCTAAAACAATTTAGATACGAGTTAGTGTGGAATAAAAATAAATGTGGATCTCCAGGCCTTGCTAAAATTAGACCACAAAAAGTTCATGAGAACATCATGATATTTTCTAAAGAATCTGGAGGCACCTACAACCCTATCATGGAATCTGGTGATCCATATGCACGACAATCTAAAAATCCAGAAGGATATGGGTCTGGAAAAAATACACATAATTATGGGTTCGGTAAAACGAAATCAATGGGTTCAAAGAATGACGGAACTAGGTATCCTAAAAGCATACTACATGCTAGTAGAAATTTTTCAGCACAACAAACAGTCCATCCGACACAAAAGCCTACAAACCTTTTGAACTGGTTGATTATGACATATTCAAATCCAGATGATGTGGTTATGGATTTTACAATGGGCAGTGGAAGTTGTGGGGTGAGTTGCAAACTCACAGGAAGAAAATTCATTGGAATTGAACAAGATAAAGATTATTTTGAGATATCACGTCAAAGAATCGAAGACATTAATATATTAGAAGAGAACATTGTATCACCTAGTGATCATCAACTAACAACACAACTTTCGAAAGATATGAGAACAAAGTAATCTAGTGTGAAAAATTTTTAAAAACGCTTGACAAAAGTTGTTTCACTTGGTATAATGGTTACATAAATTGATAAAGAGAGAGAAAAAAGTTATGGCATATGTATCCCAAGAAGACAAAAAGAATCTAGCCCCTGCGATCAAAGCAGTTCTAAAGAAGTATAACGTCAAAGCGTCAATCGCTGTTCGTCATCACTCTACCCTTGTTGTGAATATTAAGTCTAGTCCACTAGATATTATCTCTGCTGTGAATGAGAGTCAACTAGAAAGAACTCGTCTTGACCTAGAGTGTAATCCACACGACTGTAAGACTACTGCTGCTCGACTTGCTGAACAATATGTCCAAGTGAATGAGTACTGGTTAGAAGAGAACTACAAGTCTGACCCCGTTGTGTTGGCATTCCTACTTGAGTTGAAAGAAGCGATGCACGGACCAGACTACTTCTGTGAAGATGATAGTCAGACTGACTACTTCCACCGATCACACTACATCGACATCAATGTTGGATCATGGAGCAAACCATACATCTGCACTGACAGTCCTCGTGACTGGACTCCAGAGATAGAAGAACTTAACCAACGTGCTGAACAAATTATTGAATCACAAAAGACAGCGATGGCTGCATAGGAGATATATTATGATGAACTTTAAATACACTGAACAAGAACTAGTCTCAAAGATTGTAAGTAACCTAGAGAACGAAAACGATTCCCCACACTATGTGATTGGTTACCTGAGTTCTATGCTGTCGGTAATCGCAGCTAAGTCTCCGATCGCGTTAGACTACATCAATGAGACTCTTGACTACACGAACCTACCTAATGAGTGAGGTTTGGTGCGTCGAGTGGTATGACGATAACGATGAACGTCACATAGAATGGAATGTTCGAGACCCTGAGAGTCTCCGAAAGAATTTAATTGACCTAGGTATGGACCCCACACGGATCGATATCTATCTAAAAGATGTTTCATAACCTTTCTCTCAAGGAACCTTTGCCCTTCTTCGGAAGGGTTTTTTTTAATTTATTTTTATAAAACGCTTGACAAAGCCCGTTAAGTGTAGTATAATACTTGTATTGATTATGAGAACTGAGAGAGAAAATAATGAATAATGAAAACTGGACAGACAACACCGAAGCTTGGGAAGATGCTACCTTCCTCACACAGGAAGAGTACGACGCCATCAAGATTGATCCGTCCAAACCAATTGACATACGAGAGGTATAATAATGAGTAGAGTTAATCTAGTAATACACACACAGAATTGGGAAAACTATGGCGCCCACGATTGGGACGGTCAAGGCGAATGCCCACAGTGTTGGAAGGCTAAGGGTGGTGACACCTATGTGTATGGGTTCGAGTTTGAGGACCACATTTCAGTTCGATACATGATGGAGTCTATCAATCCGCTTATCGAGTCTGCTAATGATTATGCAGAGAATAAAGTTATTGATTGGTCTGTCGAAGACGTGGATACCGTCGCGTGGGATTCGTGGGATAAACCATACTACCTAACAAAAAACTTCTATGGTAACTACATCGCTACTCGCGAGTTGTTGTTCCCTGAAGGTGTAACAGAATCTTTTGTAATGGGTCGACAACGTGAACGTCTAGAGTATCATCGCACTGCTGCCTAGACGTGGAAACTTTCTCCGCAACCACATTCATCTTTGACATTAGGGTTTCTAAACTGGAACCCTTCGTTCAATCCCTCTCTAACATAATCTAACTCAGTCCCATCAAGATAAACCAAACTCTTAGGGTCAACCACTAATGTAACATCGCCACATTGCATGACAACATCACCCCCCTCTGGAGTATCAACAAACTCTAATAGATAAGACAAACCAGAACACCCATTAGTACGTACACCCAACCTAACACCAACACCCGTAGAACGATGCTCCAAATGTTTTACCATTTGTTGTTCCGCAGCTGATGTCATAGTAATCATTTCTTTCTCTTCTCTCTCACGTCCCTGACAGCAGTCTTAATAGCATCCTCTGCCAACACCGAACAGTGTATCTTTACAGGTGGTAACGACAACTCCTGTGCCAGTTCGGTATTCTTTATTTGTTCTGCATCGTCTATATGTCTCCCCTTAACCCATTCCGTTAGGAGAGAACTAGATGCAATCGCTGAACCACACCCATAGGTCTTGAACTTAGCATCCTCTATGATACCATCATCACTCACCTGTATCTGTAGTCGCATCACATCACCACAGGCTGGTGCACCTACCATCCCTGTCCCTACGTTGATTGACTTCTCGTCCAACACACCTACGTTCCTAGGGTTCTCGTAGTGGTCGATTACTTTGTCACTGTACGCCATTAGGTATCTCCGGTAGTTGCGGTAGTTGTAGGTCGATGCTCATAGGAACACCGATCAGTTTGAGGAAGTCACAAAAGGTCAGAGTCAATAGGTCCATCAACGCACCCAGTCCGATCGCATCCAAGAACGATTTGATCTTCTTTATCCATTGGTTGATCAGTTCCTTCTGCCATTGAGTGAACCAGTCTCTCGCTACACGGACGAGGTCTTCTATCTGCACCTCCCCCACGATCACAGTGGTTTTGATCTCTCCACCCAGTAAATCTAACAGAGAAACTCCGAATAATTG